GACAGTTCCAGCCCCTCTAGCTGGTAAAGGCCAGCGATGGCAGCCGCTAGAGCTGCACCGCCGATGGCCTTGTTACGCATTAGGAAGCAGACAGCACGCCGCCAGTGCAAACACCAGCAACCACGGTTGGGGTGAAGAAGGTGCCGGTGCCAGTGACGGTCCAGCCCGATTGCTTGACGCCCTGCACGACAGTACCAACGGTAGCTGCGAGATCGACGCGAGTCACCAAGCCAGCAGCTACGCGAGCGGTGTGAGTGCCGGGAATGGCCACTGCTGCGGAGTTGGTGACAGCGATGCCGCCCTGTGCGTTGGAGACGATTGCCTCAGTAGCAGCGAGGCCCACGCCAGTCAGCACGCCAGCGGCTACGGTTGCAGTGCCGGTGACGGTCTTGCTACCGGCGCTGTTCTTGACAGGCACCGAGCCTGCGTTGGATACGACTACCTGAGTAGCTGGCAGTACAGGACCGGCGTAGCCCGGAGTCTTGGATGCAGCATCCGCGAGGAAGGCTGCGAACAGCGCCTCAGGAGTACCCAGAACGTCGGCACCCTCCAGTTGGGAGATAATACGCGCCACTTCGCGGCGGATGGTTTGTGCCAAAGGGTTCTGGCCCGGATTCAACAGAGTAGTAACTTGCATGATGTATCTCCTATTAGCGTCTGCGGATTACAGACTGACGGTTTTTAGAGGAAGCAGGTCGGTCATACCGACGCTTGTTGAAAGGGTCCAGCATCTTCTGTGCCAGTACAGCAGCGCGGGCCTCGGCCTCACGGGTAGAGCTGTCTTGGTTAAGCTGCTTGATCCAGAAGCCGACAGAGCCAGCCAGTGCATCGAGTCTGTCATCATGGATCAGGCACTTTGGATCACGAGTGATCTTAGCAATCTGCTGCATGAGGCAGTACGTTTGTCGCTTGTCCATCGGGTGACGCTGAGTGGACTCCCAGTCAGCAAGGATGAACGCTTCGTCAAAGACGAGAGAGCCTCGGCCCATGATAGGCTCAAGGATGTCGATGATTCGCTGTTCCTTGTTAGTGGATTCGAACGTCTCGTTGATGCCACCAGTCCAGCCGACAGCGGTGAGATACGGCATGAACACCTTAGTGAAGGCGCCGAAGCCGAAGTTCTTCTCGATGTCGATGATCTGTGGGTTCCAGCGCTTGACGATCTGTGCCAGTTCCTTGAGGTCTTTGTCCTCGAAGCCACCGGGCACACCACCAACAGTCCGAGCGAACACGGTGCCGTTGAGCATTTCAGTCACAGCGTAGCCAGTCTCATCCCCGTTCTTACCGCCGCCTGCCGGGTCAATTCGCATGTGCCTGATGGTCGGCTCTGCCACGTCTTGGGATACGTACTGCGGAGTCGTCATCTGGAACTTGAGAGAGCCAGCGGTGTAGTCACGAACGTGATCGTGCGACATGCCACGGACGACGTTCAGCGGGAGCTTGTCGCCCAGTCGCATCACGACGATGTTGACGGGCTTGAGCGGGTAGCGCAGGGCGTCAGAGAGCTTCGTCGACAGCATGTGCTGCAACTGGAAGAACGCCGGGCCTTGCTTCATTTCCTTGGACTGCAACGACTCCTCGTGCATGAGCTGAGGGTCGGTAGGCTGGCCCTGAGAGCCGTCGAGGCCACCGCCAGTCTGGAGGTCAGGGTCAAGCTCAAGAGCGCCACGGATGTACGGGGCGAGCGCTGAGCCGTAGTTCTCCATCTGGTCAGCAGTCGGATAGCGACCGGGCCAGACACGAACTGCGAAGCCCATCTGCGGGAGCTGGTTGTAGATCGAGCTGTCCGTCTGCGGGGTGCCGAGGTAGATGATGCGGCCAGCGGCGTCTTGCACAATGGATGCAAAGTCGCGGCAGTTCTGCATCAGTTGCTCACGCATCGTTGCGGTACGAGCCAGCTTGTAGGACTCCACGTCATCCGCGATAAGCAGGGTTGCACGCTTACCTTGCAAGTTACCGGTGATACCGGTACACGCAACGGACGGCGACTTCTGTACACCACGGAGGTCGAAGTTGATGTCGAACGCCTCGACCGATTGACGGTCGTTCTTGTTGGCGTTAGGCTTCATGCACGACAGGATGTCAGTGTTCATGATGAGCTTGACGATGAGCGTAGAGATCTCATTCGCCTGCTTGCCACCGGCAGACACCACAAGCACGGAGCCCTTAGGGTGGTG